GAACATCAGGGTTAGCGACGCCCAGGCCAGCGATGCACCTAGCAGTGAGGCGTGGTCTATGTTGTGCTGGGTCAAAAGCAGCCCACAAGCGGAGAGCCAGTTCTGGGGTCAAATCTACACCAAGCTGCTCCCGACAAGGCAGCAACTGGACGCAGACAACAGAATGGAAGATGATGGGAGAAGAGTTCTTTCCCTGATCGATAGAATCAAGCTACTGAATGAGGCTGAAGATGATGGAAGTGAATAATATCGGACACTTGTCGTACCCAGCGGATCGGCCATGCTCGGAGGGGTGGGGCAGAGAGAAGAAGGCAGACCTGATCCGTCGAATTGTTGCGGAGCTGTGCCACGAGTACGAACTGGACGAGTGGGGTTTCAAGAAGTCCAGGTCCAAGCAGGCGATGATCGTCAGGCAGCGTGTCAGCGCCATCTGTTACGAGCTTCTCAGGCCTGAGTGGAGTGTGCTGGAGATTGCCAAGCTGGTCGGCCTGCCACACAGCACAATGTGGCACGCCAACATCTGTTACCGAAAAAACGAGGGCGCAGAGCTTGAGCAATGACTTCTACAGTCTGGTGCCGAAGGACCACGAAGCGAACCTGAGATACAGGCGCGAGATGATCCAGTTGGGCAGCACGGACAAGAAGGCTGCAGAAGAACTGTACATCATGTGCAGCAGAGACCTGCTGTTCTACGTCAATACCTTCTGTTGGACCTATGACCCCCGTGTAGGCGACGGCACACTGCCGTTTATCACCTACGACTTCCAGGACCAGTCTTTGCTGGAGATGGAAGACGCCATAGGCCAGAGAGATATTGTCATCAAGAAAAGCCGTGACATGGGGGCATCCTGGATGCTGCTCACTGTGTTTGAGTGGCGTTGGCACTTCCGCAACAGCCAGTCATTCCTTCTGGTCAGCCGTAACGAGGATTATGTCGATAAACCCGGCAACCCGAAGAGCCTGTTCTGGAAGATTGACTTCATACACAAATACCTGCCAGGCTGGCTTAAACCTCGCATAACTAGGACCAAGCTCAGGCTCACCAATGAAGATAATGGATCAACTATCGATGGCGAATCTACAACTGGCGATGTTGCTCGCGGTGACCGCCGTACTGCTATTGGTCTTGATGAGTTTGCTGCTTTCGATATTGATGCGGGATATAGAGCACTGGCTTCAACGCGAGACGCGACAAAGTGCAGGGTGTTCAACTCGACGCCGAGCGGCACCAACAACGCTTTCTTCGACCTCGCGACGAGCAACAATATCCAGACGATCACGCTCCACTGGACGCAGCACCCGATCAAGGCCGCTGACAGCTACCAAGATAAACAAGGCAAGACTAGAAGTCCCTGGTACGACGAAGAATGCAAGCGTTGCGCAAACCCACAGGAGATCGCCCAAGAACTCGACATCGACTTCTCGGGATCAGACTACCAATTCTTCGACGTGAGAATCTTAGATCGTCTGATGCAAGAGACGGCCTCACCACCATTAGCCATTGGCGAGTTGCTGCACAACCCAGTAACAGGCGAAATAGAGAAGTTTAACGCCGTTCCCAAAGGCGTTTTACGGCTGTGGGTCAACCCAGACGCTCAAGGTAACTTGCCTACCGACCGAAAGTACGTCATAGGAGCTGATATAGCAGCCGGTACAGGCAGCAGCAACAGTGTCCTGTCAGTCGGGGATTGCAAGACTGGCGAAAAGGTAGGCGAGCTTGTGTCGCCAAATTTGAGGCCTGACCAACTGGCTACGTATGCAGTTGCTCTCGGGCGTTGGTTTTGCGGGTCAGAAGAAGAGGCGTTGCTCATATGGGAGGCGCCTGGCCCAGGGCGAAATTACGGCGACCGCATCTTGGAACTGAAATACAAAAACATCTGGTACAAGAAAGAAGCTAGCGGCAAGCGCAGCAAGATACCTGGATGGTGGCCGACCAAAGATGAGAAACGTGCTTTGTACAGCGATTACAGGACAGCCCTGTCAACAAATCACTTCATCAACAGAAGCATTGATGCGTTGAGAGAGTGCAAGGAGATTATCTTCGCGTCTACGGGGTGGATTACGCATTCCAGGTCACTGCGAACCGTTGACCCCTCTGGCGCAAGAGAAAACCATGGAGACCGACCCACGGCAGATGCACTGCTGTGGCGAGGTATGCAAAGACCATCCCCGGTGAGAGCCCCCGCTATTGGCGTCCCGGAAGGATCTCTTCTCTGGCGGAGAGAGCAGATCGAGATGAAAAAGCGCAAGGCATTGGAATGGTAGAGCATGTCTTACCAATATGACAAAGACAAAACAACTAGGCTGCAAAACGCACTTGAATACTCCAGGCGTCAGCTACTCCCTTATCGAGAAAAACGACTGCACGCTATCCGGCAGTTCGTTGGAGCACATTACACAGATACCGGGTCTCAGGAACGAGTACCAATCAATCTGCTGGAGATGGCAGTATCTATTTACCGTAGGCAGATTGCTGCTCGTAGGCCTCAAGTGCTTGTCAGGGCTAAGAACAAGCAATACGACACTGTGGCCCCGCAATTCGAGTTCGCGCTGAATGCACTGCTAAAGGACATCGACTTCGAGTCTACAGTGCAGCGGTGGGTGTTAGATGCGATGTTCGGCATCGGTATCGTCAAGACCGGCATTACTGCAACAGGCATTGATATGCACGGTTACGAGCACGACCCAGGTCAGCCATTTGTAGACAACGTTGATTTCGATGATTTTGTATTCGACATGTCTGCGAAGAGGATGGACCAGATCCAGTTCTGCGGCAACAGATATTGTTTGCCGTACGAGGCTATCCAGCAGTCCAAGATGTTTGGCCCAAGGACTGACGACATCAAGCCCAACGAGTTCCGGCAAAACAACGAGTTTGGCGAGGACAGGGTCCAGAGGATCGGTACGAGTGACGGTTACTTCGGTGACCAGTATTACTCACCCATCGTAGAGCTGTGGGACATCTGGCTGCCCATTGAAAACGTAGTCGTCACGATGCAAGCAGACGACAGGGGTGGAGTGTCGCAGAAAGAACCACTGCGTGTGGTTGAGTGGGAAGGACCGGAGGAAGGGCCCTACTACACTCTTGGTTTCGGGCATGTCCCAGGCAACTTGATGCCACTCCCACCTGTCTCTTTGCTGATTGATTTGCACGAGATGGCTAACCGCGTTTTCCGCAAATTGGGCCGACAGTCCGATAGGCAGAAAACGGTGACTCTTGTGCAGGCGGGCCAGGAGGACGATGGCCGACGACTTGTCGAATCTAGCGACGGAGACGTAATTCGCACCGACAGGCCAGAAGGCACTCGTGAAGCTCGCTTCGGTGGCGTCGATCAACCGACGTTGGCATTCCTGGTGCAGCTCAAGGACTTGTTCGTCTACATGGGCGGCAACCTGGACGCACTGGGTGGCCTCGGTAAACTGAGTGAGACGGTCGGCCAGGAGCAGTTGATCGCAAAGTCTGCATCCGCACGGATCGCCGACATGCAAGAATCTGCTACTAAGGCTGTCAAGCACGTCGTCAACACGCTGGCAAAGTATCTCTGGTACGATCCGGTGGCGTCCCCTACGGTCTCGTACAAGATTCCTGACACAAATTTTGAGGCTTCCGTTGAATTTTCACCAGAAATTAGAGAAGGCGAGATTATCGAGTACGAAATCGACATCGCGCCATACTCCATGGTCGATAGAAGCCCGTCAGAGCGAGCAAAGACGCTGGGCGAACTCATGCAGGGGTTCATTATTCCGCTCGCGCCGATCCTACAGCAGCAGGGCATCAAGCCGGATATGAACAAGTTCCTGGAACTCATGGCGAAGTACAGCAACACCGACGAGTTGATGGACATTGTCAGTGGTTTCAACGAACAAGATATGGCACAAATGATGCAGATGCAGCAAGTTGCAGGCGGCGGACAGGAAAGACCTACGCAATCGCCTGTCACTACGCGCCGCACAATCAGGGAGAACATCCCTGGGTCAACCAGAGAAGGCCGAGATGAGGCTATGATGCAGCTACTTGCTGGCGGAGGCCAGCCTGCACAGGCCGGACAGATGGCCGAAGGAATGAGTTGATGCCGACGTATTGTTTTCTAAATACAGAAACGGGTGAGCGTGCTGAGTTCATCTGGACCATCGCCGAAATGGAGTCCAAAACGGAAGGTTTTACGTTTACGGACGGCAATGGGGCGGTTTGGGAGCGAGATCTGGCAATGGAGCAGGGCGTTGGCTCTTCTTTTTCTGGTAATTGGCCGATGAAGAGCGACGCATGTGGCGTACATCCCAAAGACTGCGTAGAAGCCAGCAAGGCAGCAGCATCGATGGGCGTACCGACGAACTTTGACTCCAAAACCGGACAAGCAATCTTTGAAAGCAGAGGCCACAGGGCCAGGTACATGAAAGCTAGAGGATTCCACGACCGCAATGGAGGATATGGTGATGGCTGAAGAAGAGAAGAAGGAAATCGAAGCGAAAGACCCTTGGGATTTCGACGATCCTGAGCTTATGGAAGTTCCAGCGCAAATGCCTGACGAGTTTGAATCTGGACAGGACGAGCCAGAGGAGGATTTGCCAGATGAGATCCGTCAACGTGCACAGGAGGCAGGATTGACGGACAGCGACCTCTCGAACATGGGATCAAAAGAACAAATGGAGTTCGTTCTTGACCTGTTGGAGAACAAAGCCCGTGAACTCAAGTCTGAAGTTACGGAAGATGCCGCCAGTTCTGGCGATGCGGCTGATGAAGATCAGTCAAGCAACGACGTTAGTTGGATTGACGATATAGATCCTGATGAAGCAGTGGATTCTGACTCAGCGAGAGCTGTCAAGGCTATGAAAGCCAAGATTGACAGTCTCACTTCTACTATTGAGTCAATGAACAAGGTAGCTGAGAAGGTCAAGGCCACGAACAGCTTCTCCGAACTCGATCCAGAGTGGGAAGAAGTGTTCGGTACTAACTCTGAGACCACCACTGAGCAGAAGGCGAATCGTGAATCGGTTCTTGAAGAGGTCGAAACTCTCAAGGACGGGTATCGCTCTCGTAAAAAGCGAATGCCTTCAGACAAAGAACTATTCGAGCGCGCAGTAAACGGCGTGTTCGGTGAAAAAGCGAAAGATTTTGCACGTCAAGAATTGAATGCACGACTCAAGAAGCGTGAATCCCAGTTTATCTCGCGTGCTAGCAACTCTTCAGGCTCTGGCGACATGCTTTCTGGTCGCGATCAGGCTCTGAAGAACGTGTCTAGCAAGATGAGAGAGCTGGGCATTGACGTTTACGACGATTCGTCTGAGATTTTTGAATAGTGCAGGAGGATTAAACAATGGCTACCCTTCAGGCAGCAGATATTGCTGATCTGATCACGACTACTCAGCGTGATCTTGGCCGACTTCGCTGGACCGACCTTTCTTACGATCTTCAGGAGTACATCGCTCTGCCGATGATCCTGCAGAATGAGAAGGTCTCGTACCAGTCAGGTCAGGCTCTTCAGTGGAACGTGATGACCGCTACCAGCGGCGCAACTCGCGACACTGGTCTTTACGAAGTTGACAGCGTCAACGTCTCAGACGTGATGACTACCGCCACCGTTCCGTGGCGTCACATGACGACTAACTACGCCATCGAGCGTCGCGAAATCGCCATGAACCGCAGCCCAGCTCAGATTGTTGACCTGGTCCGCATCCGTCGTCATGACGCAATGGTTGACCTTGCCAAGCACATGGAAACCCGTTTCTGGAGTGCTCCCACTTCCAGCAGCGATAACCTCAAGATGTTCGGCGTGCCCTACTGGATTTCGTGGACGGACAACTCCTCCGCGAGCCCCAACGGTGGATTTGACGGTGGCAACCCCACCGGCTTCTCCGCCGGTGCCGGTAGCATCGACTCCAGCGCTGTCCCGAACTGGCAGAACTGGTGTGCTAAGTACACCAACGTCACGAGTGTTGACCTGGTTCGTAAGTGGCGCAAGGCTGCCACCTTCACCAACTTCCGGGCTCCGGTCGCTGGTGCTGAGTACGGCAGTGGTCGTAACAACTACGGCTTCTACACCAACTACGACGTGATTGGACCCCTGGAAGAAGTTCTGGAAGCCCAGAACGACAACCTCGGCAACGACATCGCATCCAAGGATGGCAAGCTGCTCTTCCGTCAGACCCCGGTCACCTGGTGCCCGGAGCTTGAGGGACGTTCTGGCGACCCGATCTACGGCATCAACTGGTCGGTTCTCAAGCCTGGCTTCCTGGCTGGTGAATACCTCCGCGAAGAGGGTCCGAACGCTGCTGCTAACCAGCACACCGTGTTCACTACTCACCTCGACCTCACTATGAACCTCATCTGCCACAACCGACGCGCTGCGTTCGTCCTGGCTAAGAGTGATCCGACTGTCTAAGTCGGGGAAGGATACTGAACAATGGCTAACGTTTCATACAAGGGGTCTGGTATCAGCATTCACACTGCTACCAAGACCGTTGACCCTCTCGCCGAGGGCGCAGAGAAGGTCTGTGTGCTCGACTTTGCTGGAGCTGACGACAAGAGTCAGTTCACGGAAGTCGGCACCTCTTCTTTCACTGCCACTGCTAACGCAGGTGGCGCGGCGATTACTGTCACCGCCGGTGGTTCCAAGGCCAAGCTGATGCACACCAACATCAGCGGCGCCTCTGCGACCAACCGGATGCAGGTTTCGTGCAAGATCAAGTCTGCAGACGTGGACGCTTCTAACCACGGGATCTTCGTTGGTTTCGCCGAAGACGTGACGACCATCGCTAACACCATGGCTGCGGCTGACGGAACCCTCCGTGCTGCCGCTAATGGCAAGGACATGGTTGGTTTCTATAAGGATACCAGCGGTAACCTTGACTTCTACGCTTCCAGTGGCAGCACTGAAGGCGTCAACGAGGTCGATTCCGGCTTTGATATGGCTGACGATACCTTCGTCAACCTCGGCGTCGAAATCGTCGGTGATGAAATCAGCTTCTTCCGCGACGGGGTTCTCCTCAAGTCGTACACTGGTCAGCACGATCAGGCCGCGACTCTGTTCCCCGTGATCATCTGCGCAGCGGCAACCGTCGTGACCGTCGATGCATTCGCGGCAGGGATGTAAGGAATCATCTTCCCTCTCTTCAGCCCCCCTTCCTCTTACGAGGAGGGGGGGTTGTTTATTTGCGCTTGTATGTGACTCGTACCTGGTTGGGGTTTGGCGGTGGAGTCAGCTTCGCCATATCTTCAGGGCCAAAGATAATTTCGTCTCTGTGTTCGTCACTGATGTCCATCCAGGCCTCTGCCATTGCATCTACAACATCTACGTTTTTGATTCCGTAGTGTTCTGCGATCTGGATCACGAGAGCCATAGTGTCCTCTCTGATCCTGACGCTAGCAGTTTCAGGCTTGCTGCTACCCTGGTTCATCGCATCTTTTCCATCCTGAGTTGATCACGGACACGCTTCGGCGCATCCTTTTCTGCACGCCGCTTGGCCTGCGGCAGAGTTGCCGCCTCTCTAGCGTTCTTAATACGTGCGTCCAAGTCTTCGATGGTGTAGCTCATCATGGGGTACGCTGCATTGTGCTTCTGCACTTCCTTGATCGCACCAGCCACGTCTCCAGAACTGTACGCAACCGCAGATTTGGCCATCGATTTGTCCACGACTTCCTTCAGAATCTGTATGCGGTCGAACTCCAAGGCCCAGACAGACTCGTTGACAGTGCGGAATCCACCCGCAAGCTGCAGCCAGCGCCCACGGCCCTTGTCCTTGTCGTAGTACCTGAGCCGTCCACGGTCGTCATACTCTGCTCCGTCTCCGCCAGACAGGTTTTCAGCCATCTTAGCCACCCATTTGAACGCTGGCCCCGTGTCTTTCAGAGCCCTGTATGCCCTTGTAACGCCGCTGACCGGCTGGACGGTGTCTGCGGTCATTGCATCGTAAAAGTCCTCTACGAGGCCGTACGTAGGCCCAGCGATCTGCGACTTGACCTTTTCTGCAAACGTTCTGCCGTATGGCTCTTGGAAGAGGGACAGAGACCCAGATATGTCTACACCCGCGATTGCTGGTAGACCGAAGATCAGAGCATTTGCCGCCTCTTCGCCGACTGTGTTGGTCAGGTAACGGCGCGTCTCGTAGATAATGTTGTCTTGGTTCGTAGTCTCGTCACAGAGGCCGACGATCTCGCAGGCCTTGTGAAGCAAAAAGTATCCAGGCAGCAGGGTGAAGAGAACGCCCTTGACACCACCAGCCACTGTATTGACCAAAAGCCACTTACCGGCACCTGAATAGTTGCCAGATTTCAGCAAGTCAATTCCAAAGCCAATCATGTTGAACTGGAACCGACGATACTGAAGCATGGAGCTTGTAATTGGACCGTTGAGGATTGGCGGCAGGTTTGACCGTGTGTATGCAAACTGGCTGCCCACGTATCCCTGGATCCTGGCATACTCAGCAGCTTCTACGTCAGACATGCCCTGCTTCTTGCCGTGCAAGTAGTAGGCTACAGCAGAGAAGTTCATGTTGCGCACTTCAGACTGCGTGCTGATCTTGCCACGAAGGATGAACTTGTCCAGCATCTCTTGGCCACGGGTCACAGTCGTGATTGCAGATTCACCAAGGGATGTTTCTGTGCCATCAATGTACATTCCGGTGGTGGCAGAGATGCTCCCGATGCGCTTCAGCAAGTCCTTGCCGTCTGCGCTGTTGTAAAGAGCCACAGCCTCACGGAAAGTCTGACCACCTACTGCTGGGTATACAGTCTGCAGAGGCTGTATAGAGTTCACAACCCACTGCCTTGGTGTTTTGAGCTGACGCAAGAAGTTGAATGTCCTTGCCGCAGCGAGAGTACGGCGAGTCGGCATGTCACCGATGAGCTTGCCTACGAAAGGCAAACCATGCAAAACAGAGTCTAGCGCTGTTTCGACTGTAGTAGGCCTGATAAACAGTGTCCTGTCTAGGTGCTCTTCGAGGTAGTTAGACCAGTACGGCTCTACACCCTTGAGCTTCTCGATGATTGGCTGAGTTGACCTAATCATCTTTCCGCCGAACTTCCAGCGGTTGAAGTTGTTGTTCTGCATCTGCCACACACGCGGGAAGTCCATGCTGAAGCCCTGCGCAGGCACCTCACCACGCTGCATCATTGGTGCGTAGAATGGCTTCCTGTTTTGCTTCAACCCGACAACCCCACGCAGGGCTGCAGTGATCTCAGCGCTTTCTAGGTCAGATGCAACCTTCAACTGCTTCTTGAGTTGCGCTCTCTGCCTACCAGTGAGCCTCGTGATCTCTGCGCTGTCGAAGTTTGCGGCTGGCTTGGCCTCGTATCTCACAAACTCAGCTTGGTTAGCATCTTTAAAGTTCTTGAGCTTCTCGTATGCCTGGCCCTGAGTTTCAGCGTCTCCGACAATCACGTACGTTCCATCTTCGCGGAATGCCTTCAGCTTGTACTTGCCAAAGAATGCGTGGTGGAAGTGAGCATACTGCCTGCCCCAATCGGACGGTACAGAGTGCACCACTAGCTCCTCGACCAACTCCTCCTTAGTCAGGTAACGATCCGCAGTCACGAACACCTGCTTGCCATCGACGATGTCTACTTCGAGTTCGTCGTACAGCGCAGGTCGTCCCTGCTGCTCTTTCAGCGCTTCTTTCCGAAGTTCATTAGCCCGAGTTCTAACCAATACACTGCGAACAAAACCGCGCTTTTCCGCAACAACGTCCTTTCTTTGCTCTTCA